AAGCAGCACCGCTGCGCATGTGAAACGGAGATAGGCATGGCTATCGAAAAGCAGATGGAACCTTCTGATCTTGAGATCGAAGAAACAGACGCGACAAACATTGAAGTTGAAATAGTAAACCCAGATGCGGTTTCTATTGAGACTGAAGACGGCGGAGTGATCATTGATTTCGAAGGGGGCATTGCTGAAGATATCATGGGTCCAGACCACGATGCCAATTTAGCAGAGTTTATTGACGAAGCTACACTCCAATCGATGGCATCTGAGCTTGTGGGGGATTTTAACTCAGACCGCGAATCACGGCAAGATTGGGCAAGAGCATACGTCAAAGGTCTTGACCTGTTGGGCATGAAGATTGAAGAACGTAGTCAACCTTGGGCAGGTGCGTCAGGAGTATTTCACCCAGTTCTAACTGAAGCAGTTGTTAGATTCCAAGCTCAAGCTATGGGTGAAATATTCCCAGCGTCTGGTCCAGTTAAGACAAAGATTATGGGCAAGCTGACACCAGAGAAAGCTGATCAGGCTGACCGAATCCAAACTGAAATGAACTACCTACTCACGGAAGAAATGACAGAATACCGTGATGAAACTGAACAGATGTTGTTCAAACTTCCTCTTGCGGGTTCTGCTTTCAAGAAGGTTTACTATGATCCACTAGAGGATCGTCCAGTTGCCATGTTTGTTCCAGCAGAAGACTTTGTTGTTTCATATGGTGCGTCAGACCTAGCGTCTTGCCCGCGCTACACGCACATCATGAAGAAAACATCTAATGAGATTCTAGAGCTGCAGGTTGCGGGGTTCTATCGTGATGTAGACCTGCCTGACCCAGAGCCAGACTTTACAGATATCCAAGAAAAATATGATGAGCTTGATGGGGAGAGCGCAATCATAGAAGATGATGACCGTCACACAATTCTAGAAATGCATGTTACCATGAACATGCCAGAAGAGTTTGATGATCCAGATAATATTGCTCGTCCATACGTTATAACAATCGATAAAACATCTCGTGAGATTTTAGCAATCAGACGCAACTGGTATGAAGATGACGCAAAGAAAAAGAAACGACTCCACTTCGTTCATTACAAATATCTCCCAGGTCTTGGATTCTATGGAACGGGACTTATCCACCTTATTGGCGGGCTTGCAAAATCGGCTACCTCGATTCTCCGTCAGCTCATTGACGCTGGTACGCTATCGAATTTACCTGCTGGTCTTAAAGCTCGCGGTCTTCGCATTAAAGGTGATGACAGTCCGCTTATGCCTGGTGAGTTCAGGGACGTGGATGTTCCAGGCGGTGCAATACGGGATTCGATTACGTTCATCCCTTACAAAGAGCCATCGTCGGTACTCTACTCTTTACTTGGAAACATTGTCGAAGAGGGACGCAGAATTGGATCAGTAGCGGATATCCAAGTAGGCGATATGAATTCTCAGGCACCAGTGGGTACAACACTGGCGCTAATGGAACGATCCATGAAAGTTATGTCTGGCGTACAGGCGCGTATGCATGCGTCCATGAAGAACGAGTTGCGTCTATTAGCTCGTATTATTCGTGACTACATGCCAGAAGAATACGCCTATGAGATGGACGGTGACTTCAACCGCAGGCAGGACTTTGACTCTCGTGTTGATGTAATACCTGTATCTGATCCTAATGCTGCAACTATGTCTCAAAGAATTATGCAGTATCAGGCTGCGCTGCAGCTTTCTCAGCAAGCTCCTCAGTTATACGATATGGGTAAACTGCATCGCCAAATGTTAGAAGTTCTTGGCATTCAGGATGCTGATGACATCATCAAGCTACCAGATGATATCAAGCCAGCAGACCCAGTAACAGAGAACATGATGATCCTGAAACAAGAGCCAGTAAAGCCGTTCAAGTATCAGGACCACGAAGCCCATATTGCTGTTCACATGGCAGCGGCACAAGACCCGAAGATCATGCAAATTGTTGGTCAGTCTCCGTTTGCTGCGCAAATTCAACAGGCAATGGCAGCACATATCACAGAACACGTTGCGTTCCAGTATCGCCGCGAGATCGAAAAGATGCTTGGTGTTGAGATGCCAAATGAAGACGAGCCTCTGCCACAGGATATTGAAGTGCAGGTATCAAGGCTTGCAAAAGAAGCAGCAGAAAAGTTACTTCAGAAAGATCAGGCAGAAGCGCAGCAGCAGCAAATTCAGAAGCAGCAGCAAGACCCAGTGGTCCAAATGCAGCAACAAGAGTTGCAGCTTAAAGCAAAAGAGCTTGAGCATAAGATTCAGATGGACACTCAGAAGTTGCAGCTTGATGCAATGGCAAAAAGTTCAAATGCACAAATTCAAGTAGAGCGCATTGCGGCAGAGAATCAACGTGAGGGTGCGCGTCTGGGGGTCAAGCTTGCCACAGACTTGGATAAGTCACAGCGAGAAGATCAAAAAGAGGGTGCAAAATTGGGGATAGAAATAGCAAAGGAGCTAACGAAGGGAGATGAATGACGTTTTCACGTTACTAAATCGTAAGATTGAAGAATACGAGGAAGATATAAAAGGCTTCCTCGCATCTGGTCAAGCTGAGGACATGGCAATGTACAATCGTTTGGTGGGAAGAAACGAGGCTTTACAGTTCATAAAGCAAGACCTTAGCGATATCGAAAAGAGATATATTGAAACTTAGAACTTTTTTCGCTATCCTTCGAAACAGGGAGACCTCGTGGCGTTGCCGCGCAAGGTGACTGTGAACCTTAAATCACTGCAAGGACAGAAATGTATACAGGTAACACAATTACAGAAGAGAAGGTAGCCTCTAAGCTACCAAAGCCACAAGGGTACAAAATCCTTATTGGCGTACCCGAAGTCAGCGACAAAACAGAAGGTGGGGTATTTATGCCTGACGGACTTAGGTCCGCAGAAGAAACCGCATCTATTATTGGTTTTGTTATGAGTCTTGGCCCAGATTGCTATGCAGATAAGGACAAGTTTCCAAATGGACCCTTCTGCAAGGAAGGCGACTTTGTAATTTTCCGATCTTATTCAGGCACAAGGTTCAAGATTCATGGAAAAGAATTTAGACTTATTAACGATGACACCGTTGAGGCTGTTGTTGATGATCCAAGAGGATACGCACGGGTATGAGTAATCTAGCAGAAGAACAAGAATTCGAGGATGAAACAGTCGCAGAGGCTCTTGCAAAGGCACAGCAAGATCAAGATGATGACGATTCAGACTTTGAGATTGAAGTTGTAGACGATACTCCTGAAGAGGATCGTGATAAGCCTCGACGTGCAGAAGGCGCAGAGCCTAATGTGCCTGATGACGATGAAGTAAAGTCATACAGTGAAGGCGTACAAAAGCGCATCAAGCAGCTAAAGTTTGAGTACCATGAGGAGCGCAGAGCTAAGGAAGAAGCCTCTCGCCTTCAGGAAGAAGCTCTTCGATATGCTCAACAGGTGAAGCAAGAAAATGAAAGACTTCTAAAGCAGCTACAGCAGGGTGAGTCTGTTCTTGTAGATCAAGCAAAGGGTCGAGTTTCAGCAGAACTTGATAAAGCTAAGGCTGCATATAAGGCTGCTTATGAAAGCGGAGACCCTGAAGCGCTTCTTGAAGCACAGGAAAAACTAACGATACTTCAAAACGAAAAGGTTCGTTACGATAGCTATAGACCTGCAGCGCGTCCTCAGCCTCAACAACAACCTCAATATCAGCAGCAAACGCCTCTACCCCCACGTCCAAGTGATCGTGCTTTGGAGTGGGCAAAGAGAAACGACTGGTTTGAAAAAGATTCTGAGATGACTGGTTATGCTTATGGGCTTCATCAAAAGCTCGTAACAAACGGTATTGCTCCAGATAGCGAACGGTACTACAATGAAATCGACGCAGCGGTTCGCCGTGTGTTTCCAGATAAGTTTGACGATGGGTCCATAGGGGTATCAGCACCCCAACGTCAGGCGGGTAACGTGGTTGCCCCTGCCGCTAGAAGTGGCAAAAAACCTCGCAAGATTAAGCTGACCTCAACGCAAGCCTCTCTCGCCAAGCGGCTTGGTCTGTCAAATGAACAATATGCGGCGCAATTAATGAAGGAAGCATCCAAATGACAAACAGAACCTCGCGCTCTACAGAGACTCGTGAAGAGTCTAAACGCAAAGTGTCGTGGCAGAGACCTTCTATGTTACCTACCCCCGAACCCAGAGAGGGCATTGAGTACCGCTGGATTCGCACATCAACACTTGGGCAGAGTGACAATACGAATGTTTCTTCCAAATTTCGTGAGGGATGGACACCTGTTCGGAAAGAGGATCATCCAAACCTTCACGTTGTGTCTGATATCGATTCTCGATTTACAGACAATATTGAGGTCGGTGGGTTATTGCTATGTCAGAACTCAACCGAAAATATGCAAGCTAGAAGGGACGCGCAGAATTATCAGGCCGCAAGCCAGATGCAAGCTGTTGACAACTCCTACTTGCGTAACTCAGACCCTCGTATGCCCGTTCTGAATCCAGAGCGAAGCACACGATCATCGTTTGGCAAGTAACCTTTCGAGGGAGCTTGCTTGGTTGAAACTCAGATTGTGAGGAAATAGAGCTATGGCTACTACAGCAGCTCCTTATGGCCTTCGTCCAGTCCGCCGTGCGGATGGAATGCCATATGCTGGTGCAACAAACCAGTATCTCATCGATCCTGCTGGTGAAGCAACTAACCTATTCTATGGGCAAGTTGTTATCATTGGGGCCGATGGGTATATCGCGCTGGCTACTGGTACAGGTGCAGACCTGACCACTAACAGCATTTCAGGCACAACAGGCGTAGGCGGCATCGGCGTCTTCGTTGGTTGTGAGTATGTAAACTCTTCAGGTCAACTTGTTCAGGCACAGTATTATCCGTCTGGTACAAACAG